TATGATGAAATTTGATTATGAGAAATGGTATTGGATATTGAGAGAATACATCGGAGAAGAAGCCATGACCGATTTATATGAAATGTATGCGGAGGAAGACTAATGTTATGGACAGAAAAATATAGACCGAGCAAATTATCAGACATTTATGGACAAGATGATTTTATAATGGATGCTTCTTCTTGGAAAGAAGAAAACAATATGCCTAATGTATTGATTTATGGTAATGCAGGAAATGGCAAAACTACTGCTGGAATTGTTCTAGCAAAAGAAATACTAGGGGAAGGGTTTAGGGATAACTTCCTTGAAATAAATGCCTCTGATGATAGAGGACTAGAAACAATTAGAACGAAAATAAAAGCAGCCGCTAGAAGCGGAACTTATGGAAATGTATCATTTAAAATAGTATTATTAGATGAAATGGATGGGATGACTACTGATGCACAAAACGCATTAAAAAGAGTAATGGAAAGATATGCGTCTAATATTCGATTTATTATAACTTGTAATGATAAAAATAAGATTATATTCCCATTACAAAGTAGATGTGCTAATTATCATTTTAGGCCTCTTTCAACAGATAATTTATTTTCAGTGATTAAAAACATTCTAACAAAAGAGAATGTTACGAGATTTTCTGATGAGGAATTAGGGGTCTTTTTATACTCCATGAATGGTGATATGAGGAGGGCGATTACAGAAATTCAAGCGGCAAAATCAAGTAATTCTACCTTGAAAAAACAAGTAGAAGTTACCTTATCCGAGTATGCAGAATTGATTAACAAATCACTAACCCCAAAGAAACATGAGATATTAACAGATTTACACAATATGTTGTATAAAGGTAAAACAATGAAAGAGATATGTGGCGGATTACACGATGCAGTAGTAAACTCTAACGGTTTAGATTCTGCATTGAAATACAAATTGTTGAGAGCAATAGGAGAAACAGAATGGCGTTCCAATAGAATGACCCCTAGAGTGCTGGCATCGTGGCTAGTCGGTCAGATATTGTAAATAAAAAAATAAAGAAGGTGAAAACTAATGGATGAAAATATGAAGACAGAAATTGAAAACGGAGCATCCGTTCTTGGTATTACCCAAGAAGATGCTATGGTAAAGTATGAAGAACTTTGCCAAGAAAACGGTATAGAAACTAGTGACCGATTGGGACTAGGACTATGGAGAAACTATGTAGCAAACGCTAAGAGGTCTATGAAGACTGGAGGAGAGCAATCTTCTTCAGATTCTTTTTACAAGAAGGCTTTCGGTTTCTTCATCTCCCTAGAATCCCCTAGAGATACACTATCTTGGAATAGAAATAAGGCTAAAGAGGAGTTTCTTAGAGATGCAGATTCTGCATTAGAAAATGGCATTGTTGCAGTAGCAAATGAAAACGCTATTGGAAAGTGGTCTGTATCTAGATACTTTAATGGTGAGTATCAAGAAAGAGTAGTTTCTAATTTACCCGAAGGAGCAGAGACTTTAGAAGATGGAAGGATATACATTCCTTTGGATTCTACTGCCGTATGGTCAAGTGGTCAAAAGAATAACAGTTATGGCAAACCCCTACCTAAAGAAATGTTTAGAAGGAGTGGAGTATTCTACGGTTCTTTGAATGGTGGAGAAATGAAAACTTATTATTTCTCTTACAAGAATCAAGCAGGAATTGATTTTAGCCCTAATACATTTGAATGGGTTCATTTCTTGTGTGCTGCCTCTGATAATGGCACTGACATTTATGGAGCCAAAGACATGACCCTAGATAGCCTTACGCTAAACTCTGAGATTGACCCCGAAGATGATTTACATAGGAATACAGAAGATATGTCTTTCCAACCAATACTACTAGAAAACCTAGACGATAAACTAGTGCCTCTAGTAGACTTAGATAGAGAACATATTCAGAGACAAGGTATTCCTAGTAAAGAAAGATTCATTGTTACAGATGGAACAGTTTGTAATATGAATATGACTCCTACTAAGAACGGTAATAGAATAATCAACATTACTGATTTAAATGCTGAATTAGATTATGAGAATGATTCAGGAATGGTTACTTGCTGGATTCCTAGCCATATAGGTTTAGACTTCGGTATTGGTTCTAGCGTTATTGTAGTCGGTAGGACTAGCCAAAGAACGGTAGACGGTGATGTTGAGCCGGTAACAATAAATGTCTCCGGACTACTATGCACTGAAAAGCATGGTTCTTCAGTAGAAATATCTCAACCAGTCGAGGAAGACTTTGATTGGTTTTGAAGCCTAACTCCAAAGGGGTCTATACTCAACCCCGTCCGATACAAGTGTAAACATAAACTTGTGGAGAAAATAGATGTTCGATTAGGTGCGAAGCCTATATCAAAAATAAGAGGAATAAATATGTTAAAATTAGAAGATGAAATGTTAGAAACAAATCGTGCAATTGTAAAGATGCAAAATGTATCTTTTATCAGTTGGAAGAAATATAATAATAATAAGTATGAAGTATTCATTACTGTGAAAAATCAGAGTGACCAAATCACACAAATGCTTACTGATGATGAATTATTAGATTTAAAGAAATATTATGCTGAATGTGCTAAAAGGAATAGTGTCATTTCAGAAAGGCCCGACTCTGAATTATTAAGAGTCAATCAGAAAATTAGTATTGAAGATGGAATACTAATTGATAGTCATAGATGTGTAGTGGACTTGGCACTAGTAGAGTTTATAACAATTAAAGAAAACTACTATACTGGTGAGTATATCATAAAACTACACTTTCAAAATAAAGAGGTTCGTCTTTATTTAGGAAACTATGATGAAGTAGAAAGTATAATAGGAATATGGACACAATATAGGTGATAATATGGGATTAACAGATAGTAAAAAAACAATGGCTAAAGCAATAGGAAATAAAAGAGTAGAGGATTTTATTAGTAAGTTACAAGAGCAAACTAATGCTAGAAAGTCTAGAAACAATCGCTTAGTTTGCGGCATTTGGGGAGAACCTAAAACCGTAAAAAGTGGATTGGCATTAGATTTTCCAAATAAACAAATTTATGTTTTAGATTGGGACGATGGTTGTGAACCTACTTGGAGACAAAACCACGATACAACAGAAAGGATTACTCTTTGGAATCCAGAAGTTAGAAACGCTAATGGTGAATTAGATATTAAAGCATCTGAACAAAACTCAGAAGATTTTGTTTTGTATGTAAAATCTCAAATAGAAAAAGGAGAAGATGTTCTTTTTGTATTTGATGGAATTGATAAGTGGCTTGATTGTTGCACACTTCATGTAACTGGTTCTTCTAAGATTGGAAAGCCTCAGAAAATGAAGTTTGAATGGGGAAAGCGTAATGCACCCTTCTACTCTCTTTTGATGATGTGTAAGAACTTAAATTGTGACCAAATATACATTACTCATGCTAAAGCAGACTATGGTTCTACTGGTGAAGTAATAGGAACTAAACCTAATTGGCACAATTGGGGTGATTATCTCTATCAAATAGTTACAACCAAAAGAACACTTAGAAAAGGAGATGTAGTCTATAAAGCAGAACTACTCAGTAGTAAAACTAACACTAAGTTAGTAGGCAAGTCTTGGAATACTTTAGAAGTTTCTAATGGAGAAGTAAATTGGAACGGTATTCCGGAACTAAAGGAGGGTAAACTATGAATGAAGAAGATACATATAAGTGGGGAAGCAACACAGAAACTCTATTCAAAAGAATAGGTATTAGGTTTAATGTAGCATTTAACTCAGGTAATAAAGAAGCCACAGAATATATAGGAACTCTAAGTGGAGTATCTCATAGTTCAAATATGACTTTATTATATTTTGATGAAAATGAATTGATTCTCCCTTTGAAGGAAGTAATATTTATGGAGGAATTTAAATGAAACTAACAATAATAACAAAAGCATTTAGCGATGCGTTAAAAAATATGATGATTAAAGGAAAACAATTGACAAGCGGAGGATTTTCTAGTGGAAATCTAGGAACTGAAGTTCATTTGACATTAACTGGAAATGAATTAATGTTTTACAATGGAGATGCAACCTTTATGGCTAGATTAAAATTAGATAACCCAATTGTAAGAGGCACAGAAGACGGTGTTTGTTCAATAGATTCAAACGACCTTATTTCATATCTCAGCACCTTTGATAAAGATGAATATGTTTTTATTTCGGTTTCTGATGGTTGTATGTCTATAACACAGGCCGTAACTGAAGATGATACTACCGTTAAGAAAGCGGTCTGCCCTATATTGAATGAACATTCTGATTTGCAAACAATAAACAGAATGATAACTATGGTTAGTCATATTAATTATGAGGCGATACCAAATAACTTACCTAACTTTACTAATTCTAAATTTGAAGGAGCATTTACATTAAGCAACAACGAGTTCAAGAAAGCCTTGAATAATTGTGAATTAGTTAAGACGGGTTTGTTTAAATTGGACTTTAATGCTAGAACAGTTACATTTTCTAGTGAAATGAATAGACAGAATAGATACTCTGAAAGAGTAATACCGACTTTTACATTAGGAGAAGAAGCAACAGTAATGTTCTCCTCCCCACTATATTCTTTCTTTGATTCTAGTCAGACCCTTAACTTTTATGTAAAAGATGAGTTCCCAGTCTTGATAGTAGCAGAAGATAGACTACTAGTGAAAGCCCCGTATGTCGGTGAGTAAAATGATTATCAGTAGATGCGATAATGGAAAAAGCATCTACCTTTCTTGGAGAGAAAACGGCACTAAGTCTGAAAAGTTAGTGCCATTTTCTCCCTATTTCTATGTTAAAGAAAGTGCTAAAGAACCCACCAGTTATTCGGTTTCTAAAATTACTAGAAACTATGAATATGTAAGAGATGGTTCAGTAAATTTAAACAAAGAAGAATTGAAAAAGGTGGTTGTAGATTGTTCTTTTGATGTTGCACAAGCAAAAAAGAAATGGAAAAATACATACGAAGCAGATGTTCCTTTACATTTTAGATATGCAGTAGATTGTATTGAAGAAATGCCAGAATATGAAATGCGTAAGTGGTATTGGGATATGGAATGGCAACAAGGCGGAGAATATCATGATTGTATTACTACTATTGTAATGTATGATAATTACGATAAGAAGTATTACCAATGGGTATGGTTTCCTAATGATACGCCATTAGACACTCAATTTGATACAGGAGTTAGACTTATTTTTGGTAGCGAAAAAGAAATGATTCAATCCTTCTTACTAAACATGGTAGTGAAAGACCCCGATATGTTAATCGCTTGGTTTGGTAATAGATTCGATTTACCACATCTAATCAATAGAGCATGTGAATTAGGACTAGACCCTACTATCATGTCTCCCATTGGCTCAGTAAAAGGATTAAAGAAAACTAAAACTGGTTATAGATTCACTAAAGCAGAGAAAGGTTTCTCTCCAATAGAACAACCAATTGGAGGACGCATTACTTTATCTCTAGATTTAGCATTTGAAAGGCAATGGAATGATTCTCAGAGAGGAACTTTACCGTCTCTATCCTTAGAATATGTCTCACAGATATTATTCCAAGAGGGAAAAGTAAAGAAAAGCAAATTTACTGATAGAAACGAGTTCTTTCGTAGAGGATGGCTAGAAGATACAGAAGTATATCTTGAATACGCTTTAGTGGATGTAGAATTGTTAGTTAGGATAGATGAAACTAATTATTGTAGTGAAGCCATTCTATCTCTACAAAGATTACTAAAAGCACCATTCGATGCTTGTTTCTATGCTTCTCATATGGGTAGCATTTACTTTATGAGAAATGCTTGGTGGAAAGCACCAACGGGAGATAGAAGTGTAGATAGGAGGGAATATGATGGGGCCATGATTTATGACCCTCTCAGTGAAAATACTAATGGTCTACATCTTAATGTAGCAGCGTTTGATTTCGCACAACTATATCCTAGTATGATGATGGCGAGGAATATTTCTTGGGAAACTAAATCTGATACAGAAACCGAATTTGGTGTAAATATATCTACTCCTAGAGATTTCTCAGAAACGAAAGATAAGAATATGCTTTATTATAAGACTGATAAATTAGGTTTGTTACCTAGAGCAGTTATCGAACTAAGGAACCTTAGAAACGAATATAAGAAAAAGATGAAGGACGCTAAAAATGATAATGAATACATTAAATGGAATAATAATCAAATGGCAGTTAAAAGATTGATGGCTTCTTTTTATGGTGTATTGGCATTTCAAGGATTTGGATGGGCCGATGTAGATTTAGCGGCTAGTATTACTGCTAGTGCTAGAGAAGCAATTAGATTAGCAGCATTCAAAGCAAAGGAGATGGAAGTATGAATAACAAGTTTAGGACTTGGATTAAAGAAGCCGTCAATAGAATGAACGGTGAATTTACTTCAGATACTATTCTACAAAGCATTATTGCTAATAATGGGAATAAATTATATGTTGGAACTGCTTCTGCAATAGGTTGGTTATTGTGTAGGCTTCCTAATGTGGAAAAAGTAAGAGATGGAGTTTATAGGAGGAAAAAGAAATGAATAAAAAGAGAGTAACAGTAGAAGTATCATATGATACTGAGGAAACTTGGGCTATTACTCTACAAGAAGTAGAAGAAATATTTCAAATGATGAATAATTTAAAGCGTAATGCTAAGATTACAAATATAATTAATTTATTGGAAGTGAATAATAATGATGATGGACAAGACAAATGAATTATTAGAAGAATTGCTGGCTATGATAGCAAAATCAAATAGGATATTAATGATGGTAAATATCGTAAACATAGCAACCATTATAACAATAGTGACGGTGATAATGTGACTGGAAAAATAGAAGAAGAAATAAAAAGATTGACAATGGAAAATGAAGCATTAGTAGTAAGAATAGAAGGCTTATCTAAAAGAGTCCGACTACTAGAATCTGAACAAGAAGAAAATTCGACATACCCTTTAGCAAAGGCTATACATGAAATGCAAAGTGAACTTAAAAAATTGCATCCCGAATTATTCTTAACTAATACAATATATGCACCCAATAAGGTGGGTATGAGATGAAAATAACAAACCCAAAAGAAATTGAATTGTTTAATTGGGTGTCCCAATTTGTTGATGATATTACTACTGTGGAAATAAAAGAGGATAAAGTGTATTTGAGAGTGAATAATAGAATAGTAGGACTGATAACCCATCAGAGATTAATTAGGAGAGATTTTTAGTGAAAGTAGTTTACGGACATACTGATTCTATATTTGTCCAAATAGACAGTATAGAAAGAGCAAAGGAAGCCATCAAAGAAATAGAGATAGAAGTTAGGAAACACTTTCCAAACATATTAAACTTACCTACCCACCCAGTATCTTTGGAGTTTGAGAAATACTATTCTGCTTTAGGAGTAGGGACTACAAAAAATAGAAATGCTGGAACAATTGTTTGGAAGGATGGTAAAAATCTAGATAAGCCAGAATTTACTATGACAGGTTTCGTTGCTAAGAGAGTAAGTGCCACTCCTTTAGAAAAAGAAGTTCAAACTAAAATTCTAAAAATGTGGGTAGAAGGAAACTCTTTTACTGAAATAAATTCTTATCTGCATTCTATCTATAAAGCAATATTAGATAATAATGTAGATTTTAGAAAACTAATCAAGAGAAGCAGAATAAATGAAAGTAGATTTATGGTTAAATGCGATTCTTGTAATAGAAAGTATAGTTTAAAGGGCTTAACTAAAATGAGAGTATGTGGTGAAAATGAAGGTAGAGATGGAACACATAAATGTGGAGAACCGGTTTCTAAATTTAAGACATTAGAAAACAAGAGACCTAGCATTTCTTCGGGAGTGGTGGGTGTAATATCTGCTTGGCAAAACAATCAAAATATGACTTTTGATGACTCATATCTGTATATGAAAGTTAATACTAAAGAAACTTATATTAATCCCTTGACTAAGCAGGAAAGGATAGCAGACTATGTGGCTGGCAATTTGGAAAAAGAGTTTGAAAAATATAAACCGGACACACTACACTATGCCGAGCAAGTCGTAAAAAAAGCCAAGCCAATCTATTTGGCTATGGGTTGGGATTTATTGGCAATAAAGACTGGAAAAAAACAGAAAAGCCTAACCGATTGGTGGTGAATAAATATGAATATAGAAGAAAAATACAAAGCAAGTTTAGCAAAAATGAGAGAATATACATATCAATGGAATATGGAAAATGCAGGAGACCCTTCAAAACCTATTTTGAAGATTACTAAGTCCTCTTTGGGTCAGCACGAATGGTGTCCTAAAAAGTATGATTTTGCATATATACAGAGATTGCCTCAAGACCAAACAGAAGCCATGAGAAAGGGAACTATCTTACACAATCATAGAGAAAATTTCTTTAATGATTTTGATATTAAGAAAGCAAAAACATTAAACAATTCTGAGGTATTAGAGTATTGCACATCTCTAATGCCTGTGGACGAATACTTTGATGTGTCTCTAAATGTGGCCGCTTTTGAAGCACAGAGGTTTATTGAATCAAGGTCAGAAAACAAGATAGAGGAGTTTTTACCAATAGTCAATGAAGGCCTATTCGATGCAGAGATTACAATTGCAAAAGACACTAATAAAAACTATCCATTGACTAGAGATTATGTAATACATATTCAAGGTATAATTGATAGAATCTTCATTGAAGGAAACTCTTTAATTCCTTTTGAGTATAAAACAGGTGCTTGGAAAGATAGACCATATAAATATACTAGTATGAGAAAGGAAATGGGATTCTATAAATTATTAATAGAAAATTCTTCAGAAGAAGTTCTTGCTAAATATGGTTTGAATAAAGATATGAAAGTCACCCATTGGGGATGGTATTATCCAGTTTCTAACTTTGTATTCGCAGAAGAAGTAAAAAAGAGAACGATGACTAGTGTAGCACAAAGTATTGCTAGATTGATTTGGGCATATGAGAACAAACAATTCAATCCTAAGTTTTTCTTTAAGACTTGTCAGAGTTGTAGTTATTTTGGTATTTGCGAAGGTGCAGATACAGATTCATGGTTGTGATAGAATGAAATGTAAACTATGTAAAAAAGAATTTGAAGGCCACGGTCATATGCTAACAAAAGGAAATGGCGAATGGTTTTGTTGTAATGATTGTAATTACAACATAGTATTACCAGCAAGAATGAAGGGGGTTCACTATTGATACAATGGATGCTTAAAAAAACAATTAA